AGCAGATGGGGTCGTTGGAGGAGAGGCTGCAAGACCAAAGGGGCCGGGGTCACTATCTCCGAAATCTGCCACTGTCCAATAACTAGCAAATGCAGTTTGAGATGTTACAGTAGGCTTTGTATAACTTGGAGCATTTCCAAGAGCATCTGGTTTTGCCACTGTCGATATCCCCGGTGATGATATAGAAGGAGATGAAGGTGAAGCAGGTGGAGATGCTAATCCACTAAATGCTCCCGGATCATTATCTCCAAATGGATTCCCATCCTCTGAAAGATTATAAAAGTCCTCAAACGATACTCTAGTAGTGATAGTTGGTTTTGTATAAGCCGGAGGTGAACCAACGTTAGACACTGTTGAAGTTGACACGGTTGGCATAGTTCCTACTGTTGTATCACTAACTGTAATAGCACTTATAGTTGGTGTAGAAAAACTTGGAGAAGTTGGAGGAGATGGAGCTACAGCGCTTATACTTAAATCGGATATTGATGGAGCTGATCCTAAAACTAAACTAGATTTTGTATATGTTGGAGCTGAAGAGCTCACGCTTATAGCTCCAGCATCAAAACTAGGAGCTGAGGGAGGAGCTGGAAGTACTGAAGAAATTGATAAATCACTTCCAAAACTTGGCGATGATGGAGCGACTGGTAATGATAAATCAGACCAATCAGTTATTTTACCAGTAGAAAGTTGTTCAAATTCCTTAGAAGATGCGTGAAATATCACTGCATTTCTTAAATCGCTATCATCATCAATATTATCTGGGTCAATATAATTTACAATGGCAGTCTCAGAATCACTTGGATCAGGCTTGACCACTACTCCATTACCAGCTGTTAGATAATATTTTGGATACGTTTCAGTAGCTAAATGCAAACTTGAACTATTTGCAATAAATCCTTTCATTGTTTCAGGCACTTCTCTTGCACTGAATCCGTTTCTTGATACATCCAATATATGATCACTAGCGTATGGAAGACTTATTAGAGTCGGTGATGAATCTCCACCATGAGTGCCGACAACAGTATCCTTACCTGCCCATCTGAGCAGATCGCTTGGGACACTGGCAGTTACAAACTTTTGCGCAGAAACGATGAACTGGTCATCTGCGTCTGACACGCCAGTTATATTTTCAATGTCCAACTCTATATTAGTTGTTGCCATAGAAGTGTAGGGAGGTATCGAGCCGCCCTACACTTGTGATCTTTATACCGAGCTATTACCCCTCGATTTTCAGATTTTTACAGTGGAGTGTTCGAGTCTGTTGGTACAGATGAATTAGCGGAGCCAGTGCCCACTGCCCATCCATCTTGGTCATTAGTTTGTCCACTAATATACCATTGTCCACCAGCAGATTTGATATGAACCTGATCACCGGCCGCTCCCTTAGAAGCCGCTAGCGTGCATTGATCATGTGAACTGCCATTAAAGTCAATACCGACATCATTAGTACCTTCTACTGAGTCAATACTGCCAATAAAAAACCCAACGCCATCTTCCGCGTCAATGTCATAATCACCAGTTCCGTTCGCAGCTTTTAGATAGAAATGGTATTCTAAACCATCCTGTCCTAAAGCAGATGGTATACTGCAAGCAGCAGCACCATTCGTTCCACCAGTAATTACAACAGAGATACCACTATCTTGCGGTGCAAGACTTAGTGCGGTAGCGCCATCATTATAAATGATTTTCCCATGAGCTTTCGCCATATGTGAACCCTCTTTTTGTTGTCCATACAAAGGAATACGATCTTTAGCCATAGCTTATCTCCTTACTTCCAAACAGCATGGGCTTCGGGCATTTGCCACTCCATCCCAGCTTCAGTTTGAATTAAGTCGACCCTACGGTCAACACCGCTATTTTCCAATGTCTGCACACCAACGTAAATCGCAGTATCACGATTTAAGCCGTTGCCAACAAGAGGACGATACTTACAATATTTCATATTGATAGCAAGCATCTTTACATGAGTTCCGTCCAAGTGAACGTCACGAACAACATTCATATTCCCATAAGGGGTATAAATTTGTGTAACATCCAAACCAAAGACATTCTTTTTACCTGCAATACCCATATCCCAGTTTGCGCGAGCTTGACCTCCGCTCACTGCAGCTATCTGAGACATGTTTGCACTCATGTAACCACTCAACTTATGTAACCAGTTATACACGTCTGTCGTAACCAAGAACAATGTAGCGTTAGCATTATTGTATCTTGGATCAAGAAAACTACTCATATCATCAAGAAAATCGTCTTGAGCTTTCGTTCCTGTTCCGCCCATTCCAGAACCACTGAAAATATTACCATAACTTATAATAAAATCAACAGCGCCCTGTGTATACTGAACATCACTAATTGAAGCTTGCGCTCCAAACAACAATGATGTTTCAATATCCCACTTGTGTTCAATCAGCTTTTCACGCCAGATTCGAGCAAACTCATTTGGTTCATACTTAAGCACGGTAGCACGAGTCGTGTTATCCATTGCCAAAGATGTCTTAAAAATCTGAGTAAGTCCAAAGCCGGTTGAGAAAGGTTGATCTTTCCAAGTTTCTGGGTAACCTGAACCTTGCCCATGAGCAGTACCGATAACATACGAACGTTCACCTTCAAGTGAAGAGTGGATAGCCTCGTCATAGACTTGAGTATCAACTTCATCACTTGCCCAACCAGCTAGATAGTTTGCACCACTAACAGTTGGAACTCGAACAACCTTACACGTAATTCTAACACATTCGCGAGAATCTCTAGTGAGACTATCGTCAACTGAATCAACCCTTGCAAGTAGATGGTCAGCTACAGAGCCACCACCGTCAGTTGTAGATAGAGGAACTTTAACTAATTGACCCGGTAAGAAAAAAGCGGGTCTTGTTCCAGAAGCACCAACTGCAATTGCGTTGTTTGATTGACCATATACATTCTGAAGATTTCCAGAGCTTTTATAGTCTGTTGCCATGTAGAGTTTGATGGTGTCGCCTGTCGACATTGAAGTGGGAGCCCCACTATCATTGTAAGCTACTAAATCAGCGTCGCCGCCTGAGCCTCCAAGATTATCAACGTCAGAAGCGTCAACCCATCCAGTTACATATGCATATCGTTTATGATAAGACGGACGTCTTTCTGTAAATTTAAACTCGGGATCGTCTGTAGGTTTCTTAGCTACCTTTGATACAAACCGAAAGAACGGGTCTTGGGAAATTGCTAATTCGGAAACACGGTCTCCAAAATTATACCTTCGCCTAAGATCACCAGTATCTTTCGATGTACCATCAGACCAAGTTGCTACATCAGAATAAGTACTGAGTCCAAATACATCAGCCATATTATCACCTTTTCGTTAAGTGTTAAAGGCTTCAAGGCATTTTATCAAATACCGAAAGCCTTTTCTAACTCTGAGTCAGAACCTAATATAGCATCAAATACTCGGTCATCGGGAGATTCCTCGACCTGTGTTCCGCCTGTAGTAGCAAGAGAGCCAGGTCTTTGTTGAACCTCGCGCATCTTTTGATGCAATTCTTCTCTTGTATTGTCAGCGATTTGCTCGTCCCTATTTGAACGATTCATTAGATAATAAATATCATCAAGTTCGAGCGACTTTGATTTCGCAAAATCAACAAAGTTTCCCCACTGATCATCCGTCATATCATGTTTTGAACGAAAAGAGGTTTCCTTTGCCAACCTTTGGTTTTCAACCTTTTGCCCACTTAAAGCAGTATTTAGCCTTCTATGAACAATGCCATCAATCGTAGAGCTAAGAACTTTTGCCGAATCCGATTCAGGAGTCGAAAAAGCATCATCAGCGTCAAACACGAAATCTTCTGGAAGGTTGAGTTTTTCAGCCATATTTTGTGGTGTCTGACCACCACCCTCAAAATAATTACGAACGTGCGTAATTAAATTAGGATCGTCTCGCATGGCATCAAGAATTGGCATATAAGGCTCAAGCTCTTGGAGCTTTCCATTTAGCCTTTTAGCTTCTCTACTTGAATCGCCATACCTTTTTTTCAAAGATTCTACTTCATTACCAGTAGAAACTTCTTTTGTTACTTCACTTGGGCTCGACAATGTATTACCACTGTTAGTTTCCGAGGTTGGTTGCGAAGTATCGCTCAATATACCACCATTTACACTCTCATCAAGAGCTTGGAAAAAATCTTCTCCTACTCCATCCATGACAGCATCTGTGGCACTAGGATGTGTGTTCTCACTTTCAGGGGTCTCATTGACGTTGCCTACTTGATCAGGAACCATACACTATTCTCCTTTTATTTGCTTAAGTTATTAAAATTAACAGCAAACTTACAACTATTCTTTTTCATTCTGCTGCTCTTTTTGTTTATCGAAGTCTTGTTTCATTTCATACTTCAATTTTTCAAATTCTGATTTTAACATTCCTCTTAATAATTTTTGCTGGCCTTCAGTTTCTACAACATCTTTTCTGATTTCATTTGAAGCATCGCCAACTTTCATCTTTATGCCGGCCTGTACTAATTGACGTTCTAAGGTTTCAATTGTTCCATCCTTATCTTTCACTGCTTCTTCCATTTGCGCTACTTGACCTTGTAACTGAGCATATAACGACTTTCTCTCAACAATACTTTTCTTATTCCTAATATCAGTTTCAGAAATCATTGCAATATCATCAATTAGACCTGCTTGGAACCATCTGAAGTATTCTTCAAGTAATGCCCACCTATTAACAGGCATTGTTGCTCCAGCTACAATTCTTACATCAAACCTTGCACTAGCATAATCTCTAAATTTTCCTATTGAATCTCCATAATCATTATAAACAGGTATGTTAATTTTAACTTCCTTCTCTTGTTCTTGAGGAGTTTGACCGGCTTCTGGTTGAACTATTCTAAATATTTTCTCTACTGTATAGTGCTTTTGTGAAATCTCTTGAAATACTCTGCCAAGGTGCTCTAGGCTTGGTTCTAAAATTGAACCCATCCACGCCTTTAACCGTCTTGTTCCAAACTCATCATTAGCTAATAATCCTCTATATGTCTCAGGTTGCTCTTGAGTAAATCCC